GACGACCGCTCTTTGCCATCCATGCGGCGGCATTCTCGCGCACCTGCGTGGACGGATTGAGCGAGTTGGCACCAGGGGCGTTCCTGAGAGGGTTGACGGACTCGGCCTGCAGGCGCTCGAAATCATCGACAGCTGTGCGCGGGTACATCTGGTCAATCGTCTTCCGACTTGCCAACGCCTCGTTCACCCAATCGCGCTGCGGCGCCTCGTACTGGGTCGTCGGCACCGGCGGCGCAGCTTCTAGAGTCGCACCAATGCGGACGGCCGGGAATGCCTCTTCCGACCAATGCTTTGCGGCAGGCTGCGGGACTTCCGTTCCCCCCTTTGGCGCAGCCATCGTGCCGCCGAAATCCGGATCCGGCACGCGGCCGGGCGCCACGTCTGGGGTTGCTGCCGCAAGATCGCCGGGGACGTTGCTGCCTTCGATTGCGCGAGGGGCTGTCGTGAACGCTGGGGGAGTGATCCCGAGAGCTTCCATCGTGGCCATGCTCTGCCCAGCCTTGGCCAGCGTGTCCATGTTGGCTGCGAGGTACTGGTAGGCCCCGGCTGCATGCGCGGGGTCGAACGCACCTCGTTTCTTAAGCCCCGCGATGTACCTGTCGGAATTCGGCTGACCGCGTTCGTCCAGAGATTCTGCGAATGCATCATTGGCCGCCCTGTCCATTTGCTGGGCATAGGTTGCGTTCTGATTCTGGATGGCCTGTGCTTGCTCCTGCTGCCTTCCCGTTGCCGTCTGCTGGCGCTGCAGTTCTGCCGATGCATTTTCTCCCTGCACGTCCCACGGCTGGGACACATTCATGAATCCGACCGGCATCAGGACTTCCCCGCAAGAGCGCCGGTTAGGCCGCTCCCAATCGATCGCATCGTGTCGCTGGCGTTCTTGGCCTTGGCTCCGTAGATGTTGCCCTCCGTCGTTCCCCAGTTTTCGAAAGCGTTGTTGATACCGCTGTTGTACCCTGCGGCTGTCCCGGTGTAGCTGGCGAGGCCAGAAAGCCCCATCCCAGCGTTCGCTTGGGCGTTCCCGATTTGGGACTGATCGTAGGCCGTCTGGTTGCCGTAGATCTGCTGCTCTTGCCCGAAGTTCTGCGCATTGGCGCCCTGGGCCATCTGCTGCGCTTGGCCGTACTTGGTCGCGGCGTAGTCCTGGGCATTGTTCGAAAGCGCCTTCAGGAAGCCGCCGCCCATGCCACCCTTGGCTAGTGCGCTTGCCTGCATCGCCTGCTGGCTTTGCTTCTGCCCGTAGTCGGACATCTTGGCCAGGTACGGATCTGCACTGTCGGCTGTGATCGGATTGTATCCCGGCTGCGCAGCCTGCTTGCGCTTGGCAACTAGATCCTGCGCCTGCTGGTAGCTCGAGACTCCGCCTTGGATCACGGGAGCATAGTCGCTCCGAGCCTGGGATAGCCCGCTTTGAAGCTGGTTGATTCCCTGCTGTGCCTTCTCTCCGTAAGCCTGCTTCGCTTTGTTGAGCGCACTGTTTGCCATCGCTCCACCGGCGGCGGAAGATCCAGCGCCAATCAGCCCTCCAAGTACTCCCATCAGTTCCCCTCGTTTCGGTAGATGTAGGTGATGGTGACGGCCTTTCCGCCTGCCAAAGATAGCGTTTTTGCGCCTGCTGCGATGCCCGTCCACGCCGTTCCGTTCCAGTATTCGAAATCGATCATGGGCGGCTGCGGGAGAAGGATTTCCGCCGCTGCGGCGGGCTTGGCTTGGATCGTGCAGAGATTCCCCACGACGGCGAATGCGGTGCCTGCCACGGGCATTCGGTCGACTGTCGTGCATGGTGCCGGGGTGTTGGCAGCGAACCACGCGGTAGACAGGTCATGCAGCCACCGAAGCCATGCCGGTGCCAGCGTTCCAGCCTTTGCATCAGACAGGAACGGCGTCAGGATCGGGGCTTTTTGGGTTTTCAATTCGCCCCCAGCGTCATGTCAGCCATGCACCCGACAAAGATGCGTCGGACTGGATCGGTGATGGTGAAGCGGTATACCCTGTTTCGGCTCAGTCCGAGGCGTCTGCGGATGGTACGGTTGGTCGTCTCGCCAAGCGGGCCAAGGGGGGCGAAGAGTTCGTTCTTGTAGCTTGCGCCGCCGTCGTCCGATGCTGCAATGGCGCACTGCGGGTAGCGCCCGAATGCCTGCATGGGGTCCGTGGCGCTGGTGCCTGGGGTGTAGCCGGTGACCACGCCAACGCCCTGCTGGAACATGGGCTGGATCGAGTTGTGCCGCACGCGCACGCCATTGGCAAACACGATGGGGACGGTCTTGACGGCCTTGATGTAGTCCACGCCGGAGCCGGTCGGGGCGTCGTTCTGGTAGTACATCATGTCGGTGTAGTAGACGGCATCCGAGGCCAGATCGCCCCAAAGGTTTTTCCCGTGCGCCTCGATGGGATACAATCCATGCCACGCCGTCACCGCTCCCGTGTCTGGATGCAGGTAGGTGCGCACGTGCCATTTCTTCGTGGTCAGATCGTAGACGAGCGTCGTCTCTGCTGACGGGAACCACATCACGTAGAAGGTGTGGCCAGCCTGGGAAGAACAGTAGCCGATGCAGTCTGTCGGATCGGCCATAGTGTCGATGAGCTGCTCAATCCCACGCACCGAAATGCGCACCGGTGTAAGGCCTTCATTCGAAAAAACGCCGGTCGTGCCGGTCTTGTCCGATCCGAGCCAAAACACATTGGCGCCGTAGTTGGCGGGGCTGTACTTGGCGTTGCATCCGATGTCCACCATGGCGTTGCTGTAGCGGGCAAAGAGCTGGCCAAGGCTGTCGCCGGTGTCGTAGTGCACCTCAAGCGAGTTCACGCCAAATAGCCATAGCTGTGACTGGGCCTGCGTCATGCTGATGATGTTGTCGGGGCGCCCAATCTTTGTCCCGGATCGCAGCGGGTTCCAGTAGCCTTGCACGGCGGCGGCTGACCAGTCGCTCCCGTCGTCATTCCCGTAGTAGGGGTTCGACCAGTAGTAGATGTTCGTGCCAGGGGCGTTTACCAGGAAATAAGTATCGATGCACTCCACATGCGTCGGAGCCAATCCGCCGGTGGTTGTGCCGCCTGGGAAATACTCGTCCGCAATGCGCTGGAACGTGGATGTGGCAAGATCGAAGATGTACCCGAACGCGCCATCCACCACAATGATCTGCTTGCCATTCTCTGCGAGTTTGACAGTTCCTGTCGTGGAGTCGAGATTGCCGAAAAATGACCGGCCACCACTTTTTGTGATCTCCTGGAAGGAGCGGCCAAACACCATGAAGGCGCGGCCCGAGCTGGTGAGAAGCGACCCACGGCAGGGATTCGTCACGCTGGCCGTCGCCGCCACAAAGCGCCGAAGGCCAGGGATTCCGAGGAAGTAGTAGGAAGCCTTCGCGCCGGTGCTGGAGCTGTATTCCAAGAACAGATTCTCGCACCGCTCCTGCCCCACAGAATACCATGGCGTTGCGTAGGGTGCATCTCCGAGCGGGATTGGGCCGAGGCTCACTGGAAGCCTCCGAAGATGTTGCCGCGCATTCCGCCGCCATCGAATGGGCCTGCGTGCGGGTCTTTCATGTTGCGCAGGAACTGGTTGTTGCGGATGTGCTTGATCGCGGAATGCGCGCGCATCTGCAGGCCTTCTCCGGCTGCCTGGCCGAACTTGGTTGCACAGTCCACAGCGACATTGAGGACTAGCGCATTGTGCATCTCAGGAAGGTCCACGCAATTGTTGGCGATGTTGGTGTATTGGATCGGGTAGGCCTTGCCAACCACGCGAATCCCCCATCCAGGCTGCATCGTAGGGAACAGGTGGATGGACTGCAGAAGTTCCGTGTCCACGTAGGCACCGCACGGAATGCCGCCAGTGGCCGGGACAGAAATCGTCCGGTATTCCTCGAGCGTGAGAATGGGGATTGGCCAATTCAGGGCACCCTGGACGATGGTGATCTGATCGATCACGGCGGGGCGTTCCGGAATGTTTCCACCATCGCCCATCGTGACCGCATCCGTGATTGCGACGGCCTGGTAGGCCTTGTCGAATAGGCGGTTATTCTGGAGCTCAAGCGCCCATTTGTTCCGAATCGAGTTCAACGAAAAAAGGAGCACAGACACATCGTCCGGCCCCAGCTCATTGCCTGCCGAGGCGATGCCGATCTCGTTGGCCACCTGCACAAGAATGTCGTTGACCTTGATCGCCATGCGCCCCTCAGAGGAAAAGGAAAAGGGGAGGATTTCCTCCCCACGTTCTGCCCGTTCTGGTCAGTTGCGGATGATCACAACCCACTCGGGGCGGACGATCTTGCCGCCGAAGAACAGATCGAGACGGCAGATCCAGCCAGGGGCACCCGATGAACCAGGAGCCGCACCAATCGAATCGTACTCGCGGATGTAGCGGATAGCCACGCCAGTGTCGTCGGATCGCACGAATGAGCTGCGATCCTTGCCTGCAGGGGTTTCCAGTTCGGGCGCGGCAAGGGCAATTGCCTTCTTGCCGAACACGAAGGATTCCTGGCCGGTGGTATTGATCGAGCCGACGAGCGCAGCGGTCTTGGATGCCGGGGTGGTCGAACAGTTCTTGTACGCTCCTCCGGTGATCGGGGCGGGGCTCACGGGAATGCTGGTGGACCCGATGGCACAGTCAGCAGTCGCGGTGAACTGGACCAGGTTGTTTGTCTGCACCTGCGTCAGGGGGTTGACCCAGTAGACGCCGGGCACGGTGAACTTGTCTCCAGCGTTGATCGCTCCAGCGGTCGCCGTCACGGTCAGGACGCCGGTTTCGGCCCATCCAGTGGTCAGGACGACGGTTCCGGCACCAATCACCAGGGATGCCTGGGCGCCATTGGTGTGGTTGGTGCAGGACTGCGATTCGCTCCACGCGATGTTGGCGAATCCGGTCACCTCGCCGGTGTTGTAGATCGCGCCGATCTTCTGCTGGCTGTTGTACAGAGTGATCTGCGCGTTGGCGATCTGGCGCATGGCCAGAGGGGACAGAACGCCATAGCGCTCCATCTTGGGGCAGGCGGAGTCGTCCAGGAGCTGCTTGGCGTTGAGCAGGGTGTCCGAGGTGATCGCGGCCCCGTAGTTGCCCACAGCCCAACCAGCGACACCAGAATATTGGGCGGCGGTGGCACCCGAGCCCAGCTGGATCGCAGCCTGGTTGAAGTAGTTCTTGCCAGCATTCGAGACGGCATCACAGATCGCCAAATCGAAGGTTGCGGCCATCTGCTCGACCACGTTGGCGATGAACCGCTTCGAAAAGTCCTCGATACGGAACGCCATGTCGGCGTCGGAGAATGTCATCGGGACGGTCAGGGTCGATCCGACCTGCAGTGCGACCTGCGTTTCTGCGATCGCGCCAGCAGTGGCTGCGGTCGGGTAGGACAGGTTGTTGATCTGCACCTGGGCAAGTACGGGGCGCCGGATGTACTTGGTCTGGCCGATCTTGCTGGTCTTGTCGAATTCCTTGGAGTAGGACCAATCGGCATTCTTTGCCACTACGAGCTGGTTCTCGAACTGGAGAAGCGCTTCGTTGGTGATCGTTTGGGAGGTAAGGGTCGTTGCCATCGTGATTTCCTTGCGTTTTGCATGAGTCCATCTTGCCCTTACTCCGTCTCCTGGTGGGCAATACTCCAGAAGCCGCAAAACGCCGTCACGGTGGCGAACCTAGTCAGAATATAATAACCACTTTTGCCAAGCGCAAAAGAAAAGCGCCCTTGTCGGGCGCCGTCCCTTCACTTCCCAAGACGTTTGGCCTTATACGCGGCGTAGTCGCTGGGATACGACGATCCTCCGCCGCCCGTTGGCACCCTTTCCGGAGCGCTGGGGCGCCGCGGGGCTGCAGGTGCAGACGTGGGCATGGTAAGCGACTCGTCACCGGCGGGAGCAGCCTTTCCGCCGCCCTGGTGCTGGAAGCGGTAGATCGCCTTGAGGCTTGCCCCCATGTCGCCCGAGCGCAGCGTGTTCATGAGCGTTTTGTTTGTGGCGATCTCGTACACCAGGTGTGGGGCGTCTTCGTGCTGCATGATCTCGCGCGCAATGGCGGGATGGATCTGCAGGCGTCCGGTGTTGATGAGGTTGTCAACGTGGTCACGGGCCGCGATCACATCAGGATTTTCCGCCTTGGCCGCTTCGAACTTTCCATTAAACTCGGCCGCAATGCGCTGGACTTGGGCTTGTTGCTCCCGCGCAGCCTCGCGTTGGGAAAGCTGCTCGCTGGCCTTCTCCAGGATTTTCGCCTCGCGATGGGCGTCGCGGGCTGCCAAGAACTCCTGCAGGCTGGCAAAGTCCTTTGGGTCGGGTTCGGATGCCTCCGTGGCCTGGCGGGGCGCTCTGGCCTCCAGCTCCTGCACCCGAGCGCGAAGGGCTGCAGCTTCCTCGCGCGCTTCGCGACGTTCGCGGGCGATCTCGTTCACGCGCCACTGCGGGACGGCGTTGCCTTTCCCTTCGGCGTGATCGTCCTCTTCCTCGGATCCGACGAACTTGGCTTTGGCCGGTTCTTCGGTGGCCGCACCTTCCAGGCCTTCTGGCTGTTCGGCTGGGGCTTCTGCGGGCGTCTCAATGGTTTCGACTTCTTCGTTCACGCTTCGTTCCTTTCGTGGCGCTCGTGGAGCGTGGACGCGACGATCGCATCCTCCGCTTTGTGGTCTTGGAGAGTCTGGTCGATGTGAGCTTGTGCGATGAGCCGGTCATCCTGGGCCGCAAGCGTTTCGCGGTGCTGCTGGCCTTTCGCGACGATCTTGCCGATGTCCACGCTCATCTTGGCCTGCAACGACTGCGATTGCATGGCCAGGGTTTCGCGATGCTTTTGCAGGTCCGTGGCGAGGCTGGCTTGGTGTTTCTGCATGTCCAGATCCTGGGCGCGTGCCTTGAGTTGGAGATCCGTTTGCGTGCTGTCGGCCTTCTGCGACAGGTCGGCAATCTGCGCGTCGAGTTGCTTGATGTGCTCGTCCATCTGCTGCGCCTGGGCCTGCGCCTCGCGAAGCTGTGCTTGCGCTGCAGCGAGCTTGCTTTGAGCGTTTCCGCCCGTCTGCCCAGCTTGCAGGATATTCGGCGGGATGGTGGCCTGCAAGCGATCTGCCAGGGCGTCCGCTCCGTCGAAGTCCATGGTGCGGACAACCATGTCCATTCCGACTTCCTGGATCGCCTGCGACTTCCCGGCCAGATCCACAAGCAGCGACTGTGCCTCCTTGCGCTGACTTTCGAAACTGGGGCCGGTGGATAGCACCACACCGTATTCCCCTTCCGTGAGGTTGTGGCAAACCCACTCATCCAGTTCCGGGTCGTGGTAGTGCGCGTTGATCAGTACCGTCTTGACCTGTCCATCGCGGCCGGTGAGTTCCACCATCTGCCGCTGGCTGTAGTAGTGCGGGATCAGATCCAGGATGATCTCGTCCGACCAGTTGATCGAGTCATTGAGGTTGTCGATCCAGGCAAATGACCCCATATCCGACGCACTCTGCTGCAGGGCGATGGCCTTGCCAGACTGGGATGCTGGAATGTCCTTGATCGGGTCGCGAATGCCGACGATCTGCCGCATGTCCGCGTCGGTCGTATCGCCAACCTGGATGAACGCCGTCGGGGGGCTTGGCGGGTTGATCTGCGTCGGCTTGCTGCCATCCTTCGACACGTACGGCAGGTAGTTCGCGTCGCCGAGATTCGGAGAGTTCCAGACGGCCTGGTAACCCCCGATCATGCCCGATTCCAGGAGCCACTGCGGACGGTGCACTCGGCTCATGTAGTCGGCAATCTCGCTCTTCGTGAGGTTGATCAATCTGGCGTCGTCGCGGATGTCGGGAACCATGCCACGGAATTCGCGCACATCATCGAAGCGAACCTCACGCCCTGGCACCCACACGAATGGAAGATGCCGTCCGGGGTAGTCCGTCACGCTTTTCAGCACCTCAGTGCCGCTCAAGATGTGCTGCTCGATCCGACCACCATGAATGCGCCAGTACTCCAGCACCTTGACTGCGTTCGAGCTGAACCACTCCTTGAGCTTGCTATCTGGGCTCGAGTCATCCTTGCCTGGATAGAGCTTGGCAAATGATGCGCGGGGGATCTCGCTTTCCACGATCCAGTACTGCGCATCCTGAAGGAGTTGCATGTCCGCATTCGGATCCGGGTAGTGCCGGGTCGGATCGATGGCCCGCTCGATGCGAATGTCTGCATCGCCATTGTGCCGGTAGCGCGGGCAGATGCGCCACACACCGAAGCCACCGGTCAGCATCGCTTCGAGTGCCTGGGTGTAGGCATTCTTCGCTCGGCTCCGACGCTGGATCGTGAACATGAGCCCATCCAGGATTGCAGCCGTTTTCTTGTTCGCGCCTTCCGACAGCGGGTACACGCGGCCGATGGGTGTGTTGGCGCGGGCGTTGTTTACGACGAACCGGATGTGCCCCAGCGTCTTGTTCGATACCAGGCAGGGGCGGCTCTTGCGTTTGGCTTTGGCGCGCGCATCCCACTGGTCACCGTACGCGAATCGCGTGTCTTCGCGCCAGGTTTCGTGAATCCGTTCCCACGCCTTCTTTGTCTCGCGATACCGCTCCATCCCCTCCTCATGGATCTCCTCGGGCGTCTCGGCCGGCTTCTCCTCTTCGGGGTCAATCATTCGGCAACCCTCCCTTCCGTCATCTGCGCAACTTCTTCGGTGCCTACCTCGGGAGCCTCGTCGATGATGCGGTCCAGCTCCTGCTTGGCTTTGATCGCGGCCTGGGCTGCGCTCATCGCCTCGCATGCGTCGCTCACGATGCGGTTGAGCATGTATTTCACCTTCTCATTCTCAACGTGAGCAATTCCATCTATGACCACGGCGGGCGGGAAAACATTGTGGCGATGCAGTTTCATCATCGTGTCGAGCTCAAGCCCGAACACGCGCTGCATGTCTTTGATCTTGGTGTATTTTCCCATCTTATCCCCACTCTGAATGAAATGTCGGTGCGGCCGCGACTTGACGTGCTGCCTTGCGAACTGCCTGCATCCAATATCGAAAAGCATCAGCCATGTCGCTGTAGGTATCGTGCAGCGGCTCTGCAAACATGCCCGTTTTGTCGTTGAATCTGCGCCGGTACTTTTTGAGCGATTCGAGAAGCGTCTCGGCCTTCCGATCAATCCAGACGGCCGCAAAATGCTCGCGGACGTGGTTGATGTCGTGCTCAATGCTCTGCGTCCTGGGGAGCACCGTGACGTAGGCTCCAGGGAAAGCCGTTTCAATCATCTCCGCAGGCGTCTTGCCGGTCTGCAAGCTCTTGCTGTGGGCATCGTGCGGCAGGATGATCTGGTCAATCCGGTACGGCAGCGTCTTGAGGTGGTCGATATAGTGCGACAGCGGGACGCCAAACGATTCGTAGGCATGCAGCACGCGCCGCTCGTGGCCGATCCACTGGCCAACGATCAATGAGGTGTGGTCGCCAATGCCAAGATCAAGCGCGACAATGGTATCCTGCGCCGCCTCGTACGGGATCGAAGTGATCCGGCCAGAGATGGTCAATTCCTGCATCTCGCGCTCGTAGATCGCACCCTCTGCGGTCGGGCGACAAGCGCCACCCCAAATCCAGGCTGCACGGGCTGGATCGCGCTCGTAGCTGCGCCGCATCTCTTCGAGCAGTTCGGTCGGCGCCCATGGGTTGTCCTCGATCCCGACAGTGGTCAGCAGGACGTTTTCTTCCGGAGCGCCACAGAAACGGACATAGACAGGATCCGTCTCAAGTTCCGGGTTGAAGCTCCACCAGATTTCGCTTCCAGGCTTGCGGATGGTGGGGATCAAAATATCCATGGAGTGCTGCGAAACGCTGTGCGCCTCCTCCACCCAACAGATATCCACGCCCTCAGTGGATTTCAGTCCCGCCATCACCTCGGATCGAAGGCCGGAGAAGATGAACAGTGTTCCGTTCCTGCCTCTGATTTCGCTCTCTAAGATCTCGTAGAACCCATCAAGACCAAGTGTTGCAATCTTGTCGGACAGAAGCCGATGCACGGAATCCTTGATGCTTTTTTGGATCTCGCGAGTGCAGAGGATGCGCAGTGGTTTGGATGCGCCCATGATGAGTAGAAGCGCGGCGATCGTGTGCGACTTCGCGCCGCCTCGCCCGCCCTTGGCGACTTTGAAGCGCTTCGGGAGCGTCCAGGCATGAGCCCAGTGCGGGAGCTTAGCTTTTCGCATCCACCTCACCAGGCGCAAGGAATTCGACCTTGATGCTTGATTCGATGGGGCCACCGTTCGGTCCGGAAATTTCCGTCTTACTCGACTCGCGCCAATCCGCTGGGAACCTTGCAGCCATAGAGCGAGACCACACCGTAGCTTGAAACGTGATGCCCTGCGGAACGATGAGGTTTTCGCGGCCCATTTTCTCCCACCAAACCTGGGAAAGCTGCTTGGCTTGTGTAAAGGCTTCCAAAAACTCGGGGTGGTTTGCTGTCCAATTCGCCTCAAGTGTAGCCCTTGCAACACCTATTTCGGCAGCCATCTCAACAACAGACGCGCCAGTCCTGCCGAGCTCAATCACCCGCTCGCAGTACTCCGGTCTGTAGTCTGTTGGTCTTCCGCCTGCCATGATGTGAATCTACTTCCTTTCCAGTGCAGCGATGAGCGCATCAGCCTCTCGTACAGCATATTCCGCCCGATCCTCGCGAGCGCAATCCCGCAGCGGGTCGTTGTAGTTGCTGATCAATGCCAGTAAAATCTTCTCAGCAAGCGGGGCGCGGCGCGATGCTTCTTCTGGTTTTTCCATCACATCACCCCGCAAGCCTTGAGCACAGCCAGCAGCACCACGATGGCGATTAGTTTGGCAATGAATCCTCCACAACCGTCGCCGCTTCCGTATTCGACAAACTCCCCCAACTCTTCATCAAACCACCTTGGCTTTTGCGACATTACTTCTCCTTCGAAACTCTTCCAGTTACTTCAAGGAAGGCCAGGGATTCGAACCCTGGGGCGCCTCGCGACGCCTGCGGTTTTCAAGACCGCTGCCATCAACCACTCGTAATGCAAAACGGGCGGGTGGGACTCGAACCCACGACTCGCGGCTTAAAAAGCCGCTGCTCTACCAACTGAGCTACCGCCCGATTCCCCGCCTATACCTTGATCCCGTACTTGGCGCCACGAGCCTTGCCGACCATCTCGACGGCGCCCAGGTCGACCAGCTTGGCCAGAGC